GTTCACTCATAAATTCAAGATCAATTGTTGTATCAGCACCAAGACCAACTTCATAGTTAGCTGTTAATGCAGCACCTGCAAAAGAGCGCGCAAAACCATTATCATCTGTTGCTTGAAGCGTATTAGCATTGCCGTTTGATTTCCATAATCTTGATAGGGCAATATTATCAGCAGTACCAAACATTGAAAATTTAATATCAGACATTTTCATTTCAGCATTATCTGTAAAGACAGCCTCAACTGCCGCACCTCCTGCTGATTGAACGCGTAATGTTTGCTCTCCAAAACCTTCAGTATAACTAAAGCTGTTAGGTACTATTTGAACAGGTTCACCATTTACTTGTATAGTTGGAGTAGTTAATGTTTTTTTCATTTTAGTCCTCTAATTATGAAGTAGTAGAAAAAGAAATTTGAATAGTTCCGATTATTGTACGAAGCTGTGTTACAATTGGCATCTTCATTTGAATTGTTGCCTTTCCAGCTACTAAATCAAAATCTACATTCCTATTGTTTTTGAAATATCTCAATGCCTGTTCGCCAGCCTGAGTAAGAACATATGGATTTTTAGAAAGCAATGTATATAAACTATCTAGGAACGCTTCCATTGAAGGAGGGTTCACCATATTCCTTTGAGGGATTAAATCGCCTTCTGTCATTCTTGACTGAACATAACGTGCCTTAAGATTATTAAAATAAAATTCACGAACACCTGATGATGTATCAACATAGTTTAGATATTTAAATGTAGGGTCAACAATACCAACAGAGTTTGTTTTATAAGTTGTTACTATTTCATCAGCAAGAATAGAAGTTCTGGTACTATTATTACCAAGAACAGCTATACCAGCATCTTTAAGTTCTTCGGTTTCAACTTGTGTAAATTCCTGTCCAATATCAATAATAGGCAGATTTACAAAAGGTGTATTCATATAAGGTAAACTTGCAAGAGCCGTTCCTCCAAATGAATCTAAAGCACCAAATGTTGCACCCGGTGTTATAGCAGCTATTGATACATCCTCAGTAAGTCTTAATGAGCGAAGTGCCGCGAACTCAGAAGCAATATTATTATTTAATTCAAATAATGCGGAGCCCTTATATAAGTCTTCATTAACAGTTCTATTTGCAAGGAAAACCAAAGATAATTGATTCTGTGCAGTTCCAGCTATTTTTAAATTAGCAAATGTTTCAGTCCTACTAGTTATAGCAACTCCATCAAGAACATTATTATCAACATTCCATCTTGGCTCTAAAAATGATGTAACATCCGATAATGTATAAGTTGAAGGCCATACAATTGTTTGATAACGAATTAGTTCAATAGGGTCAAATAGTCCTGTGAGACTAGGGTTATTAGCACCACCTGACATTGCTGTAACTGTTACCGTAACGCCAGCAATATCATTCTGAGATTCTAAACCTATTCCATTTCCTTCTAATCCTCCATTCTTTGAAGTGATTGTAACAGTTCCAGTAGTATTGGAAGAAGTAAATGGTGCAGCTGTATCTGTGGTAATGGCTGCAACTAAAGCATCGCCAATAATTGTTGCTGAATCACCTTGCGCTACTGCAATAGTATAAGAATGATTTGCTCTTGAACCAATATTTATTATATATGTACCGGCAACTGAGGCTGATCCAGAAAAAGCAATAGTTCCTGTTGCCTGCACTGCACTGCCATCATCTTCAAGAGCAATAGCATCAAATCTTGTAACTTGGTTTAAAGCTTTAGCTGCTTTTACCATCCCAGCAAGCATTGAACCTTCACCGAAAAGCCCATCTTCTGCTCCTCCGTTTTCAATAGATTCTGTGAGTTCACCAATCTTTGCAGTACCACTAGGTAGCAACTGACCTATGAATAAAACTTTCTGTGGTGCGTTAGATTGCGTTAGTTGAGCAGGTAAGATATTTAATGTAATATCTGGCTGAGATACTGGCATGGCAAATCCTTATGGTTTTCATTTCTTTTTACCATCAGATTTTGCCTTATTTGTATTTTCCAATAATTCAAGACAATTGTCAATTAGTGAATCTTTTAATCTATTACGCCATTCACGAACAAGGGGAATACCTTTTTTATCAACAGCAATATCGATAATTTCTCCTTTTTTAAAGCCGTGCATATTTAGATTTAATTTAACTTTAATTTTCATAATAATCTCCTAATATTCTAAATTAAATGAGTCATCAGTAATTGTTGGTGTAATTTCATTAATCATTTTCATATCAATACATCTAAATGGAACATCATACGTACTTTCTACAGTATCATTATATGTTACATCTCCAGTTATTTGAAATTCAAACTGGTGCAATAAGTATCCACTATTATCTTCAAATATTCTATTTTGTACAGGCACTACAGAGCCAACAATATCACATTCACTTAAATCATTCGGGAAGTTAAATCGAAGGAGTGCTTTGTATAAGTACCTTTTAACATCTACCATTAAATCACGAGCCATGCGTGAGGCAATCTCATTTGTTACTGGCGTGAAAACATAAACGCTAAAATTTCTAATTTCTGTTAATCTATAATCGTTTTCATTACTAACCCTTGAGGCAACACTATCATTCTGAGTATTTCTGTCTTTGCTGGTTATTTCATCATCAAGAGTTACGTAAGCCCATAATTGGTTTGTATTAAGCTGAGTATAAGAATTTCTTCCCCTCTCAATCGTAGCAATACCACTTATTCTAGGGTTAGTATATAATGATGCACTTCCCACAGCCGGACTATTTGGCTCTATACCAGTTTCAAGCTCATACGTAAGAGTTGTAGGGTCTATGACTGTTATTTCATATCTTCCGTTATATCCTTTATTTAGATACTGTCTCTGCAAAACAATAGGGCTTCCACTTGCAGGGGAAGTAGGGGTTTGTGATGTTGTAAAAAAGAAAACATAATCATTTTGAATAGCATTCACTTTCATTGTAAAAGCAAAAGGCTGGTCAATTGTATCAGGATTTCCTCCAACTTCAAAACTAAACCCCGTTACGTTAGGTACGGCTGTTACATTCTTAATTCCGTTATATTCGGCAATTGGTGAGCCATAAATTTCAACCTGAAAGTTATTGCCCGCTATAAAACCATGCTCTTGAAGAGTTTTAACCGTGGCAATATTATTAACTCTCTCAATTGTAAGAATATCAATAACTGGTGCTATATTATAATTTTTGGTTCCATCATTATTTGAAATGTATGTATTATGCGTGCCGTTGTAATCTGGCTCAGTTGCACCGTCTATTTCAACAGTATCAAACCTCCCCTTTGTTATATCATTTTTTTCATTAGTAATAACAGTAACAATATCATCCCTTCTAGTCATAGAAATTATCGAAACAGGTTCTTTTGCCCCAACAATATTGGCGTAATTTCCTGTTACCAGATTATGAGCACCACTAGTTGTCGCCGTGACTATAGAGCCAGAACGGGTAAGTGAAATAATACTGACTGTTGTATTGAATAAGTCAGTTTGAGTTGGTAATACTGATTGTAATTGAAAAACTATATCTTGAATTTTCATGCTTGAGTTATCCCTTTTTTTATTTCTCTCTCAAAATGAGCAATAATATTGCGATTATTACCATCTATAGAAGGTCTTAAATATGGCCTTGGTTCCAAGTTCCCTTTGGGATTTCCAAGCTCTAATGCTCTTGCATAATCTGTTTCTGCACCAAATTCCATTTCATTGCCTCCGCCATGCACCAGAAAATCTATTGACCTTCTTAGTTGTCCTGTTAAGTTTGCTGGTGCCTCTTCAGGAGCTGATGCAATATGCGTACGCCTCCGTCCATTTCTATATATAACATATGTACGCCCTGTTTTTGGTCTTTCTAAGATTGAAGCTCTTGAATCAGCCAATAAATCTTTACCAATTTTATAAAACGCTTGACGACTTGCTCTTTTAGTAAGCTTGCTTATGTTTTGCAGCTGAACTTCAAACTTTCGATTATTAGGTGATGCAGTTACTCTAATTGACATTATGAATAATTAACCGGTTTAGTGTTATCTCCACGTTCAGTGCATTGAATTATTAGATATTTATTTTCTTCATTAAGATTAATAATACGCTCAATCTTAAAATATTTATTATTATAATTAACATTATTTACAATAGTAACACCTGTAATATATCTAATTGTAAATTCATGGGTCATTAAGGTATTTAAGTTAGTACCATCAAATGCTTCAACACCTTGTTTGGTTTCTATTTTAGCCTTAACAGTCATGAATGTTGTAATATCAATAGAGTGGTCAGGACTATTACCTGCTGGTGGTTCTTGAACCCTTGTTTCAATCGTTATAGGGTACTTTAACTGTCCACTTGGAATTTTGGATTTACATGGGTCAGGGCATGGCATATCAACAAGCTATCCTTATTATTCTATATTGATTTAATATCGCGTAAATCTCTTGTGGAAGATTACAACAATCACAGTCACCTCTGTTCTCATATAAATAAGCAACAATCATCATTATTGCCTGTTTAATTGCTACTGGAATATCTTCAGGTTCCTGACCTGCAACAAAAGTTATTAATATTGCTTGTCTTATATTATAAGTATTAGGCCAGCTTGAATCACTAAATAGTTCAATTCCCGCATCCCGGCCTTGAGTAGCAGTAGTTACAAGATAATTGGTATTTGAAAAAATCAAACGAGGGTCTGATTTATTCCAATCACTAGGATAATATTCAACGCTAGTGACTGATTGAAGAGGCCTTTTTGCTATGGAAATAAAATTACCAATAGGAAAGTTACTAAGAAACAAACCCCATGTTTGAGTTACTAATACTCTTCCTAAATATTTCTCAACAAATTCAGTAGCTGTACCAATTAAAGTTGTAAGCAATGCATCATCTTCATTACCAGTTATATTTAATTGAAGTTTCACCTCATCTAATGTTACAGGAAATTCGCTTGGTGGAGTTATTAAAGTATATTCATAGTTACATGAGTTATAGCAGTACATTTTAAATCCTCTTATAATTATTACTATTATACTAAGATTTTAATAATTCACAAATGGTAAAAAAAATACCCGCCAAAGGTTAAATGGCGGGTAATTCCGGCATGTTCAATGCCTCCAACAACATATGAGGGGGGCTAAAGTGCAATGGGATGCAAGAAAGGTAGCCCTCAAATGAGTCTTTATTGTACAGATTTTTTATATATTTTTCAATAGAGAAAGATTATTTCGTTGCAAATTTTCAACATGGCATTTTGCCGCATGTTCAAGTTCAGCTTTTAACAGTGAATGTTCAGGCTCTTGGATAGGTATCATTTCTTCAAAGTTATCTTCTAATTCTTGCTCAAACTCATCAAGCTCAGGATAATCCATTTCTTCTTTAGTTGTTTCTAAATCTTTCATTCTAAGCTACTAATGTAATTGTTTTGCCCTCATTTGCAGATGCATCATCTCTAAAGCCAACAATAACAAAACCCTCGCCAACTGTGGAGCTAGTAGCAAAATTATTATTGCCTGTCTTGTGCACAACTTCATTATGCAGCGTTATTCCAAGACCGCTTACTCCTGCTACTCTCGATCTTAATTCGCCATTAGTCAATGTGTAAGTAATAACTGCATAAGAGTCACTGGGGCACGTAACACTCAATGAGGTTATATCATTAAGTGTAAAATCAACAATAGTTCCGAGGCTCGGAGGAGAACCTGTATTTAGTGCAACCTGAGCTTGTCCTTTGCTATTTGTTTCATCATGCCATACAAATATAGCCTTATCGCCTTCTAAGGCAGATGCATTTATTTTACTGAAAACAGCATTTGTTGGTGCTGGTTGAGAATCAGGAAATGAAAGTTGCGAACCGTCATTAATTCCTCTGAAATATACATAAGGTGTAAATGGTGCTTGCTCAAATGCTGCACTTCCTATGACCTCGTCATTTCCAACTCCGGCCAAAGCTCCACCTGTAACCACTAGACCAAGGAAAGGTGTTTCTTGGTGAACTGTTATAATTCCATTTTCTTGTGAGCAATACCATGTAGTTGCTTCGTCTGTTAAATCTGTATATCCAGCTCCAAATGAAAAAGGAGTTATTGAAGCGGCAAATGAAATCTTTCCGCCAATGACCTCAAGTGTTTTTGTATCTGTGAGTGTAACTGAATTAGAAGTTATTCTTATAATTCCGACCTTAAATTCTGTAGAAGTTTGATATTGGAAACACACTAGATTATTATTTAATGATGAAGCAGTAATAGCATAAACTGCGCTCGCTTCAATTAAAGTTTCTGCACCAAAAGAAACATTGCCAGATCCATCATGGTTTATAACTCTTCCGTAAAGGAAGGTATCAGTGGCTCTATAGAGCATAACACTTTTTAGGTCATTTATTCTTACTAAACTTGTTAAATCATCATTCGGAGCAGGAGTGGTTGAAATCTTTGAAGTAAAATTCACTTCAGAAGTATCTGAGGTACCATCATAGGTACTCCAGTCAATTGTTGATGCAGGTGGAAACCACAATTCTACCTGAGCAGGAGGTGGTAAATCTCCATCGGCAATGGCTGAAGATAACAATGCTAACTTAAATGACATATTTACTACTCATTATTATGCCTGATTATAAATATAATTACAATTTTCTACAATATTATCTAATATTGCTTTATCTGCGGGATTTAACTCATTTGTAAAGAATATGTAGAGTATAGCTGTAGATTGTTTCCATGAACAATACTCAATTGATTTATTGGTCATAACAGAAGTTCCGACCTCAGCTAATATACCTGAAGTATTTTTTCTTTCTGTAATATCATTATATTGGTATTCAAATAACATAAATTACCCCGCTATTAATTCTGCAATTATTGTAACTTGCTTAATATATGCTGTATCAGTTCCATCTGGTTGCCTAAAGTTTATTTCATAAGTTTTAGCGCCAGCTGTAATAGTATCAATAAATGTATTTGCAAAAGAAGGATATGAAGCACCTGTTTGGGTTATATTTCTTTGAGGTGTATAAGCCATTACTTGTAACTGCGAAACTCCGTCAGTAAATTCAACCTCACAATTTTCACTATTATCATCTGAAGTACAAGTTGCATACCATGTAAATCTATAAGTGCCAGCAATTGCCGTAAAATTAAGTGTAACTTTATTTTGGAAAGTGGAACTTGTGGTACTTGATTCTGTTTGATCTGTAACATAACCAAAAGGCGGCATTAATCCAGCATTAGTAGAACTTACAAGTGGGATTATAGCATTGGTTCCTTGATCGTTTGTTATCTCACCTTGTGTAGGGTTTGCAACGTATGTTAAATTAACATTATCTTCTGTTGCAAGTAAACCTGCATCAGAGATAGTGGCCATTACTTGAGTGCCAGTATGATTAGCTCTATCCAATAAAAAAGCA